CAGGCAGCTCATCAGCTGTCGCATCCACAACTCAAAACTTACGTCTAGCTTATGGCACAGTTGGTAGCGGAGGTGTCCTAGACACTTGCGCTGTCGTTGCAGCTCAGTATACGTAAACAATAGAGGGGGAGTTCCGGCTCCCCTTTTTTTTATTAATAAATCTTTATACCTATGACTACCACAACTGTAACCATCGATACCGAACTATCCGCTGTGAATGCAATTCTTGGTAGCATCGGCCAGTCTCCTGTTGCATCTTTGGATTATACAAACCCTGAAATATCGTTTGTATATAATATATTAAAAGAATGTAATCAAGATATCCAATCTGAAGGATGGACATTTAACAAGGAACAACATATAAAATATACCAATAAGACAGGAGATAAATTTCATGTTGATGCCGATATAATACAAATAGATAATGAAGATGCTTGGGATCGTACTAGAGATTTCGTACGTAGGAAAGAAGGTGGTGTTTGGAAACTGTATGATAGAGTAAACCATACATTTGAATTTCCAGATGATGATTACTTCTATGTTCACGTTACTAGATTACTAGCATTTGAAGATATACCAGCACCGTTCCAACGTTATATTATATACAAAGCCTCAGGTAGAGCAGCTGTACAATTAGTATCTAATCCTAGTTTGCAGAAGATGTTACAAACATATGAAGTACAAGCACGAGCTGCTGCTATGGAATATGAGTGTAATCAAGGTGACCATAGCTTTATGGGTTGGCCTGATGACTCTGCTTATCAATCATTCAAACCTTATCAAGCACTGAGACGCTAATGGCAAGTGTAACACAAAAAATATCTAACTATGTTTTAGGTATGTCCGCACAACCTGATGAAAGAAAGTCAGCAGGTCAAGTCGTAGATTTAGTCAATGGTGTACCAGACGTTGTACAACAATTAGTTAAACGTCCAGGTAGTACGCTACTTGCAGATATAACCACCAACAGTAATCCATACGGAGATAGCGCTACTTATGCTGTTGATACAGGATCAAATTCTAAATGGTTTAGTATTTACTCAACCGATGCGAAGCAGTATATCGGTCAATGTGCTGCAGATGGAGATGTTAAAATATGGAGATGTAGTGACGGTGTTTCGATACCCGTCGATTATAGTCTTATTCCTGGAACACTTAAGGCTACTTACTTAGACAACACTGCCTTGTCAGATGAGAAGTCTTCTGATATACAGGTACTAACAATTAATGAAACTACCTTCTTTGTTAACAGGCGTAAAACTGTTGCAATGAAGACAGGAGCTAATGATAAATCAACTAGCCAGCTTAATGAGGCATTTATATCTATCGATACTATTGCTTATGGTAAGCAGTATGCTTTAGATATATTTGATCCTGATGATAATACAACGTATACTTATACACGTGCTACAGGTATTGAAGCGGATGAAGATTGGGAGCTTGATGGCACCGCTCCCAGTAATACCGGTCCAGGTCAGGGTAAGTGTGAAGGAGCTGGAAGAAGTTATGTTACTGCCGAAGACGGTACGGATAAATTCAGCACATCACCACCTGATATGTCCGCTAGTGGCAGGACAAATTTAAGGTATGAAATGGATGCACGTTGTACACCACGACCATATAACCAGTCCGGTAGTACAGAAGGCGATAATTGGAGGGATACTTACCAACCGTACGCTAAATTACAATTTGGGGGAGAAGGTTGGGATACTGACGATACACATTCATTTACTTCAGAGAAGTTATTAGAAACTACTGTTAAGGTTAAAAGTCACACAACTGTTACATCTAGATGCAATATAGCAGGTGTTCGCCCAAGTCCTACAGCTTCTAATGCTGAAGAACATGTATCAGCATCTGGTATTTTAGGTGAAATTAAATCAACATTAGATGCTATCTCTGGTACAGGCATTACATCCACGATTATCGGAAACGGTATTCATTTATACAGAGCTACGCCTTTCGGTGTTACTACACCTGAAAGGTCCCTGATGGGTATTGCGACAACTGAAGTAAATAATATATCTAATTTACCAGGCGTATGTCGTCATGGTTATATTGTACGTGTGGCAAATAGTGGTGAAGATGTAGATGATTATTACCTAAGATTTCAAGTTGAAAATATAGCAGATGATATATCAAAAAGTGCTACATACTCTAGATCTGGTACTACAGTTAGTGTAGCGTCTACAGCTCATGGGTTAGCTAATGGAGATACAGTCTTCATTGATTTCACAAGTGGAGGAGCAGGTGACGGACACTATACAGTTTCTAACGTATCTACTGACGCTTTTGATTTAGCTAGTAACTCATCATCTGGTACTATCGGAGCAGGCGCAACTTGTACATACACTCCAGCTAGATTTGGTGAGGGTATATGGGAAGAAGTAGCAGCACCTGGAGTAGAGATAGAAATAGATGATGATACAATGCCACTACGACTGGATTTTGTAGAGGGCGGTACATATGCTATTAACGGTGGTTCAAGCCGAGCTTATACAAATGGTGTCTTTAGATTTAACTATCCAGATTGGGGTAAACGAGATGTAGGGGATGATGTAACTAATGGGCTTCCTTCTTTTGTAGGTAATACTATTCAGAAGATGGTGTTCTTTAGAAATAGAATAACTTTACTTAGTAAAACAAATGTTATTTGTTCTAGAGTTAATGACTTTCATAATTTCTGGAATAAAACTGCCTTAGCTATTTCTAATGCAGACCCTATTGATTTACAAACAAGCTCTACCTTTCCAACAAAATTATATGATGCTGTCGAAACGAACGCTGGATTAGTTCTGTTCAGTGCTAATGAACAGTTCCTTTTAAGCTCAGGTGCTGAAGCTCTTTTAACGCCTGAGACTGCTAAGGTTTCTTACTTATCATCTTATTCATTTGATCCAGATACTAATCCAGTATCTTTAGGAACAACTATAGGCTTCTTAAATAGCACTGCTAAAAATGCTAGATTCTATGAAGTAGCAGGTGTTAGTAGCAGAGAACCTCCAACTATTTTAGAACAGAGTAAAATTATAGCTCAACTTTTTCCATCAACCACTACATTAATTGCTGAATCAAATGAAAATGATTTAATTTTATTTGGCACAGATAGTACTTTACACACTGCTACAAATGAAGTGTGGGGTTATAAGTATTATCAGCAGGGACAGAAACGTGTGCAGTCTGCATGGTTTAGATGGACCTTACCAAATAATCTTGTCTATCATGCTGTGATGGATGATGTGTATTATGTGGTACTGAACACAGGCAGCACATATACCTTCGAAAAATTTGACCTGAAATTATCAGATAACACTCTTCTTATAGGAACTGATCCTAATACAAATAGGGTTCATTTAGATACTAAGAAGGAAGTTGCAACTGGTTCTCTAACATACAACAGTTCAACAGATGTAACTACATTTACATTAGGTGCTGGTTATTATAGCTCAAAAAATTTGACGTCATATTGTATTCAAGCCGGTGACTTTGAGGGTAAAAGTTATGATGTACCTTCAAATAAAATAACAGGTACCGCTCCTAATGAAACAGTAGAACTTGCTGGTAATTGGAAATATTATGAAATCCCTATTGCAACGACTGACGTTACTATTTCTGCTGAAACTATAACTATAACAGGGCACTCCCTTTCAACTGCTGAAGCTGTAACATACCAAGCAGGTTCAACTACTATCTCTGGATTGACAGATGATACTGTTTATTATGTTATTAAAGTAGATGACAATACTATTAAACTTGCTACAAATACAAGCAATGCCAATTCTGGTACTGCTATTAACTTAACTAGTGTAGGTGCTGGTACTCATAAAATACAAGTTCCTACAGGTATAGTCATTGGATATGAGTATGAATTCGAAGTTGAATTACCTAAGATATATATAACTAGAGCTGAAGGTGATAAAATACGAAGTGAAACTCGTGGTTCTCTGGTTATCCATAGAATGAATTTTACCTTTGGTGATGTTGGTGTTATAGATGTCATTTTAAAACGTACAGGAAGAGCTGACTATACTTCTACAGTAGAATCAAAAGAATGGGATAGTGTAGTAGCAAGTGCTCAAGCTATTTCAGATGGTTATATTCATACAATACCAGTATACGATAGAAATACAAATCTAAGTGTACACATAAAATCTAATCACCCATCTCCTTCAACTATTAATTCAATGAATTGGGAAGGAGATTACTCACCAAGATACTACTCACGTGTCTAATTACATTCACCCAATTACAATGGAGGCTGCTGTAGATGTAGCCTCTAATCTTCGTCCTGATGATTATAGAGAAGTGGTAGAAGGCCATGGCCATTACCCACTTTTCCAAATCCCAATGGCTGCTTTTGACGGAGACGCGGTATGGTTCGAAGTGCCAAACGGTAAGACTGCCGGATTGGCCGGAGTGCAAGAGGGTGGAAAAGTCTGGATGCTATGCACACCAGCTATCCACGAATACCCACTTACATTTGCACGAGAAGCTAAGCGATTTATAGAAAGCAGAGAAGAGAAACTCCTTTGGAACATTGTAGATAAACGGAATACCGCTCATCTAAAACTTCTAAAGTTTCTGGGATTTAAGTTCTTACGGGAACTCAAACATGGTCCCAACCAATTAACCTTTATAGAATTTTGCCGTGTGCGAACCAGT